GTATTACGGGGACTGGAAGCCTGATTATATTGTAGGTATTACAAGAGGTGGAAACGTTCCGGCTACTATCATTTCAAACATGACTGGCATCCGTTGCGAAGCACTTAAAGTTAGTTTACGTGACGAATCGCAAGGTCCAGAAAGTAACTTGTGGATGAGTGAAGACGCATTTGGTTATGAAAAAGAACCAATGAATATTCTTATTGTAGATGACATTAACGATACTGGTGCTACGTTTAACTGGATTAAAGAAGACTGGCAATCAAGTTGTTTGCCAAATGATCCTAAATGGGACACAGTTTGGGGCAACAATGTTCGCTTTGCAGTTCTTACAGACAATCTTAGCAGTGAATTTGATGGTTGTGTGAACTACTGTTGTGATACTGTGAATAAAGCAGAGGAGGATGTATGGTTAGTATATCCTTGGGAAAATGTCGGACAATATTAGTGTAGAACAATTCCAACTGTTTTCTGTTCCTGTTTTCCGTGTAATGTACCATGATGCAGAAAACATTAAAGATTTGTTAATGCCTAAATTCTTAGAACAAGAAAAACAAGATTCAGATCCTTGCTTCTATCCTAACGGATATACCAACTATGGTAAGGAAGAGAATATTCTTTTTGAACCAGAGTGCAATGATTTATTATCATTTATAGGACAATCGTGCTTTAATTTACACAATAGTATAGGACTATCAGGTAATGTATTCTTACAATATAGTTGGTTTACTATAGGCCGAAGGCATAGTTACCATGAACCGCACAATCACTTACCAAGCACTTGGAGCGGAGTATATTATGTAGATTGCGATGAAGATGATTCACCATTAGTGTTTATGAATAGAAATACAGAATTTGTATGGCCATATCCGGCTGAAGTATTAGAGTACAATACATTAAATGCCAATACAACCAGTCTATGGAATAAAACAGGACACTGTGTATTTTTTCCAAGTTATCTCACACATAAAGTAGAAATGTCTACTAGAGATACAGAAAGAACTACAATAGCATTTAACTTTGGAGTAACAAATGATCAGCCCAATGCGTGACGATTTAATGGTGCAACAGCAAGTTGATAATGTATGGCAACACATGGTTGGTGTAATTTGTTTGAACTTAACTAATCGTAAACAAGTCAAAGCAGTACTACCTAATTTTTTTGCTAAATGGCCTACATATATAAGTTTATTACACGCAACACGCAAAGAAATAGAAGATGTAATTGAACCTTTAGGTATGAAACATGTTCGTGCAAACCGCTTATATGTTATGAGCGAGCAATTTAAAGACTGGGATGGTGAAGATGCTACACAATTATACGGTATTGGTAAGTATGGTTCTGACAGTTATAGACTTTTCTATAAAAATGAAATACCTGAAGATGTAGGTGACCACGAATTAAAAAGATATATTAAAGAGGAATTAGTATAATGGCAACAACAGAACAAAAATTTGATCTTATAGATGCAATCAAAGGTCCTAATCTGACCGAAGATGACTGTTACAGTATTATTTGCGATTTAAATGAAGATGCCCACAGTGCAACTTGGGAAATGTGGGAAGAAGCAGACAAACTAGCAGACAGTGACAATGAAGATGACTGGGATGCAGCAGAAGAATTGCGTTATGAAGCAAGCAACATACAAGCAATAGAGTTTAGAGAATCATTTCAACTGTTAGATCCAGAAACACAGCAGAGTATACTGTGGTACGAAAAACATTCACCTAGTTGTAGTATGATAGAAGAATTTAAAGGATGGTGGGGCGAAGATGACAATTAATGAAATCCCTTGGACTGATGTATTAATCGATACTAGACATTATACTGTATTCAAAGATGGATATCCAGTTACAGAAGGCCATGTTCTTTTTGTTCCTAAGGTAGCTGATTGGGATCACCTAGAGAAATGTTACAAAGCTGCATATGGCTGGGGCTACGATTGGGTAGAAAAAGGTTATTGCGATGCTTACAATATTGGACAGAACATTGGAGAAGAAGCAGGTCAAACTGTAGACTATCCACATGTACACCTTATCCCTAGACGCAAGGGTGATATGAAAGATCCTAGAGGAGGAGTGCGTCACGTAATACCAGAGAAAGGAAATTATCATAATGGCATTTGAATGGAATAGAATACATAAATGGGAAGAGAATATTGAGAGTGAAGTTACTGATGCAGTAGAACAGCAAATCATGGAACATTATGCTGTAGACGATATAACTACACTAACTGAAGAACAAATGAACGAAGTAATGGCGTTTAGAGAAGAACTTAACGAATATAGTGTTATGCAATGGGGATTCTCTAATATCTATTCACAATGGGAAATGGAGAATATGTAATGGGATGTCCATGCGGAAGGTCGCCGACCGGTAAATGTATAGGTTGGCATAAATTAAGTGAAGATGAGTATAGGCAAAAACTTGCTGTTTACGAAGCTGAACAACTTGAAAAAGCATTAAAGGAGAAAAAATAATGCGTGAAAAATTACTAGAAGCCTTTGTGTCACATGCAACAGGACACATTAACAAGCATGTTGCTAACGTTGAAGTATACCTACATAATCCAGCAGGAATCGGTGAACACAGTGATATTATCGAAGCAATTGAAATCGAAATGAAGCAGATTGCAGAATACGATGATATGCTAGAAATGGCAAAAAAATACTTTAATGCTTGACATTTGCCTAAATATAGTGTATATTAAACATAATAGACATCCTCGTCTATAACTCGGAGATATAAAATTGAGCAAAGCAAAACAAATAAAACAAAAATTAGAAGACTCTGGCATCCGCTATTGGGCAGGTGACAACATCTCAAAAGTGCTCCAAAGAGGCGATAAAGAAATACTTATCGACGAAGCAACTAGAGCATTCGAAAGTGTGCTAGATGCACTTGTAATTGATCGTCTTAATGATCCAAATTCAGAAGGTACAGCAAGACGACTTGCAAAAATGTACTTTAATGAACTTATGGCAGGACGTTATGATCCTATTCCAAGTGCAACTGCATTTCCAAATGATAGCGAAGAACGCTATGAAGGTATGTTGGTTGTAAGAAGCGAACTTAAAAGTGTATGTTCGCATCATCATCAGCCAGTTAGCGGTGTAGCATATATTGGTATTATTGCCGCAGACAAACTAATTGGGCTTTCTAAATACACACGTATTGCACAATGGTGTGCTAGACGTGGTACGCTACAAGAAGAACTTGCTAATGAAATTGCAAAACAAATTCAATTTGCAACTGGCGCAGAACACTTAGGGGTGTATATTCAAGCAACACACGGTTGTTGCGAGAATCGCGGCATTATGGCACATAGTAGTTTAACACAGACAACTGTACTACGTGGTGCATTCAAAGATGATCCTGGTACTAAGAAAGAGTTCTTCGATAACATCAAACTACAACAGGAGTTTAGTTGCTAATGAGCGATTATATTGCAGCCAGAATGGCACAAGTATTCATAGTAGTATTATTTGGTATGGGTATGATTAGTTTAGGTATTGATCTTTATACAGGAAGGTTACCTCTATGAAATTAAGATATTCAGAAGCATTCTATAGTGTGCAAGGTGAAGGCAAGTTTGTAGGAGTACCTAGTGTGTTCCTACGTACATTCGGTTGTAACTTTCGTTGCATGAACTTCGGAACAGGTGAAACAAAGGATCGTTGGACTTTACACAAAGAAGGAAAAAGATACAACGATGAAGTAAAAGCACTAATTGACAACAAGGTGCATGAAACTACAGAAAAATTTGAGGATTTGCCTATTATTCACACTGGGTGTGATACGTATGCAAGCATATATCCTGAGTTTAAAGACTTTAACAAACTAGCAGAAGTAGATGAAGTGGTTGAACATTTACTGTCACTTACACCAAACGGTAAGTGGACACAGGACAATGGTCAGGACATTCATTTAATTATGACAGGTGGAGAGCCTTTATTAGCATGGCAAAAGCTCTACATTGATTTATTCGAACATCCACGTATGCAGGACTTAAAAAATGTTACATTTGAAACAAACACTACACAAAAGTTACACGATGATTTCTTCAACTATCTCAAAAATCAAAATAGATTTAACATTACTTGGTCTTGCTCCCCTAAACTATCAGTTTCTGGAGAAACCTGGGACACTGCTATATTGCCTAATGTTGCTAGTCAGTATGCTAGTGTTGACGGTAGTGACATTTATCTTAAATTTGTTGTTGCTAATCAAGAAGACTTTGCAGAAGTTACTAGAGCTGTGGAAGAGTATCGCGGCGCCGGGGTCCAGTGTCCAGTATATCTTATGCCGCTTGGCGGACGTTCGGAGGAGTATAACCTCAATGTTAAAGAAGTCGCCGAAGCATGTATGGAGCGAGGTTGGAGGTTCACACCAAGACTCCACATCAGCCTATTCGGAAATGCCTGGGGAACTTGATGAATACATCAATGCAAAACACGAAAATGCTATGAAGGCTAAAATAAATAAAAACTTAGATGAAGAACTAAGAGAAAAAGGACTAATATGAGCAACTGGGATAAAATAAAAAAAGCACTAGGTGTTACACCTAAAATAAAAGAAGAAGTAAAAGAAAAAACTTCAGAAGAACAGCGTAGAGCTATTCTTGCAAAAGAAAAAGAAGAAGCAACTGCTAAGAACGAACCTTGGGTAGCTGTACTAGATACACAATTAAATCCAGATAACATTAAGAACGGATTTTTCGAGTTAGATTGGAACAATCAATTTATTGAAGAATTACTTGATGCAGGATATTCAGGTGAATCTAACGAAGAAATTGTAGATGCTTGGTTTAAAACTATTGCTGTACAGATACTAGGTGAACAAGGCGTAGAAACTGCACGTGAAATGGGCTATATTAATGTAGTTCCAATTGACAAAGGAAAAAGTTCAGTATCATGAAACTAGTTGCATTTGGTGATAGTTTTGTTGAAGGTCTTATTAAAAAGCCTATAGAAAATTCTATCGAAGAACGCAAAAAAATTAATTTTGTATCGCAATTACTTAATCTCGATAATCCATTTAGTACAGTAGAAAACTTTGGTGCTAGAGGGTCTAGCAATGCAAGCATTGCTCATCGAGTTTGGAAAAGAGCACAAGAAGATACTAGAGATTGTTTCTTTTTAATATGCTGGAGTAGTCCATATAGATACGGTCACTACGACAATCATGTAGATAATTATAGGACTCTAGATTTACGTAAAGAAATAATAAATGAAAAGGATCGACAGTTTGAAACAGATTCTTTTATATTTTTTATAAAATCTTTGTTAGAATCTTATAATATACCTTATGCACAAACTAATTCATTTGCAACTTTAGAAAATAGACTTCCTATACAGCACTATATTAATGCAAACTATATATGTGCTGATCAAAAAAGACATACATTATTTGACATAATTGCAAATAGATTTAACTCTAACTTAGATCTTACAGCTAACGACTTTGAATCTAATCATGACATGTTTGATGTTCCTGCATCTGATCTAATTGCACTATGCAAACACCCTACTGATCAAGGACATAAAAAGATAGCAGAAACTTTATCTCCTTTTCTTAAAAAAATAATTGACAACAACGCTAACTGAGAGTATAATATAACTATGAGCACATATATTTTAGTAGACACAGCAAACACTTTCTTTAGAGCAAGACACGTTGTACGTGGCGATATTGACACTAAAGTAGGTATGGCATTACACATTACGCTTGCAGGTGTAAAGAAAGCATGGCGTGACTTTGATGCTGATCATGTTGTATTTTGTTTAGAAGGACGTAGTTGGCGCAAAGACTTTTACGAACCTTACAAACGTAATAGACAGGTTGCACGTGATAAAATGACTGTAACTGAAAGCGAAGAAGATACAGTGTTTTGGGAGATATTTGACGAGTTTAAAGATTTTGTAAGTACAAAGACTAATTGCACGGTTATGCAACATCCACAACTAGAAGCAGATGATCTTATTGCTGGTTGGATACAATCACATCCTAACGACAATCATATTATTATTAGCACAGATGGTGACTTTGCACAACTTATTGCACCCAATGTGCGTCAATATAACGGCATACAAGATGTAACAATTACACACGAAGGTTACTTTGATAAGAAGGGC